TCAATCCCATCTAACCCTTTAAATTGTCTTTCATTTACAACTGATTCACTCATACTCAAAATAGCTTTTTTCTTTTTAAGCATTAGTTTAAGGAACGCATCTACTAACTTACCATTCTTATCATCAATCATACGATGTGGTCTACCAACAAAATCTTGTCCGATACCGTTCAACTTACCTGAACGGCGGAACTCAATCGTTCCTTTTGGAGATTTTACTGCAAAGTCACCCATACCTAAATGCACAAGTTCTGAATTTGGTAATACACCTTTACTATAGTTTACAAAGTTACTATCTACTATTGTTTGATTTCCAACTCTTTCGTAGTGACCTATATTCTTTCCTTCTTTTAATTTCTTAGCAACTTTATTTTTATCACTACTGCTAACAAGACCACCCACTTTAACAATAAACTTACCAAAATCTGATTCCATATTTTTAGAACCAGTTCCTTTTTGATAATAATATCTAATACCACCATTTCGTGATTTTAATCCTTGATAATCTTTACCAAAAGTTACTCCACCAAGTTTAAAACTAACTGGTTTCTTTGCTTCTTTTAATTTCTTAGCAATCCGTTTGAACCATTTTGAATTAATGGATTTATCAAACATCTTATCTGGATTGTATGCTTTATTTGTCCTTTTATCTTTCATCTTCTTTTCTTCTTTGGATTCGGATAATTTCTTTAATAATTTATTTTGAAACTTCTTCTTTACATCCGGAGTCATGTCCACCCCACCACTCAATACGCTAGTTAATGTATCTAATGCCTTTTTCTTTCCTTGACTTTTAACCAAATCTTTAAATGCGTCCTTTATAGACACTTCTTTAAATTCATTTACGGATTCTTTAAATGATGCTTTAAATCCGTTTGATATCTTTTTAAGTGCTTGCATCAACTTGGTTTCCTTTTTAATATTTTTATCCCATATAGTAATTTTACCATCTTCACTTATATGAGCTATATTTTTAAAATCACCACCTTGACTTTGATTTCTATCATATATGGTTAAACCATTACCTTTAAAAGCGGCTCCAGTATCAAATTTTCCAAACTTACCTTCATTTACGGATTCTTTTAATCCGAAATCACGTAAGTAACCATAGGATACAAATCTTAAAGCATCATCTTGATCTACTTTGTATTTCTTAGCCAGTTTAATGACTAAATCTTTTGTAAGTTTTGAATTAGGTAAGTTATCAATAGCTTTTGAAAATTTAGCATCTACGAATTCACCGGGATTTTTCTTCAATACTTTTTCATTAGTAGTTTGATATTCATCAATAACATCATCTAAAATCGTATCAATCATTGGATTAAAATCGGGACTTTCTTTCTTTAACCGACTTTTTTCAGCTCGTCCTCTATTTTTTGATTCTTTTTCAAATCCCACGATTTTTCCCCCTTTGTGTGAGGCGTCTTTACCATCACCATTTCCATAAGTACCTTTATCTCTATTGTACTTATTTAATTCTGCTCTATATTTCTTTGATTTATCAGAAGATTGAAACTTCTTATACTCGTCTTTATAATCCCTATCGGCGGACTCGTCTTTTTTTTCTTTTTCCCACTTCTTAGCCATTTTAGGCTTAGTAGCATGCATCCATTTCCGTTGTTTTTCGGATTTAAAGGGCATCGAATTAACCCCTCATGATTGAGTTGATAATTCTTTCTATATTATTTTCTGGAGTCTTAGGTTGAACGGATTCATTTACAGGTCTCATAAATGCACCATGTGTGGATGGATTTGATACGAAATCGAAAGCTATTAATTCAAAGTCAGGTTGAACCTCTACTGTATCCTCGCCATCTGCTTCTTTCATTGGCTCAACACTACCTAATCCCCTTGAAGAAATACCAAGTTTAATACCTGATTTAAATAATTCTTTCAAGATATTACCAGCGGGTGTAGATAAGACTTCAACTGTTCCTAATAAATCATCACCATCCCAATGCATCTCAATAATATTATGTGAGGCATTGTTTAAATTAACAACAGAACTATCAGGATGGTCTAACTCACCTAATGCTCGTCTTTCTGTAACCTGATGTTCTAAATATTTTCCGACTTCTTTTAACAATACTTCTCTTGGATATACACGTCCATTTTGATTCTTACTTTCTGCTCTCTGTAATACACCCTTGACGATTAATTTTCCACCGTTATCTTTAATTGATTCATCAATTTTTGTTCTTGATATATCAAAAGGTCTAACATCTACTAATAATTGTTTATTCATTATCCCACATCTCCTATATATACAAAAGTTACATCACCCGCAGTACCAGCGGCATCTGTCTGTCTCCATGCGACAGGATTAATATCTAAACGAACAGGACCGGCAGCATCATCAACAACAGAACCAGTTGTGTAACTGCCAACACTACCAGATTGATAAGCAAAAGCATAAGTACCATTCATATTGACTAATACATAATTAGGTCTATCCACGACTGCTTCAGCAGCTGGTGTTGTAGCTTTACCATGAGCACTAATAGGTCTTGCCTTCGGTACTGATTTTGTACTATCATTAGGATCTACGTTATACATTATTTACCTCCCCAAGAGTTTCTTTTAATCCAAATATCACGTAAGATATCGGATACTTCTTTTCTTATTTGTTTTTTAATTTCTTCCATATCACTACTATCAATACCCTCATCCATGAATTTATAGCCAGTTTGTTTTTCAAGATTTTTCTTCTTCTTACTGGTCTTTCCAAATGCATTAGGTGTTTCAAATCCAGCAATACTTGCCGTTGAAGTCATTTCTTTTAACTTCTTTGTAAATAATCCCCGCGTAAGTTCCCTTACTAACGAATTAAATTTTGTTGAGTTCTTTGTCAAGTTCATAATATCTCAATAATTGAACGACTGAATTATCATCAGTTTTTCTTGATTCATTTAAACAAAATTTATCAACACAATTAACTGCTTCTTGTAGTTTGATTTTCAATACCTTATCTTTAATCTTACTTACTTTTTTATTCAGTTTAGTTTTTAAAACGGGTATTTGATTTTCTACAAATAAAGAAAAATTATTAGTATTTGAAATGCTACTAATATATTCTTTTAATACTTGTTTTTGAGGATCACTCAAATTAGTATATTTTTTATTAAATTTTTCTAACAAAGCCTTGTAAGATAAAATTCTCAAATCTTTATCTTTCAATTCATCATACATAAAAGTATCAGTTTTTTTAGTAGTTATTGTAGTAACATTTTCTAAAATAATAAAATAACTTTCTGTCTTTTCATCAGCACTTAGTTCACCAATACCTTCAAACAACTTATAAGTAGAGGCATAGACTTTATAATTAGGTACGCTTGAAGAAAATAATTGATTAATATCATAATGTTCTTTAATACTCTTTATGATATTGTATTTTTCTCTTCGTAATACGGAATTATTTAACTTTCCCCGTTGTCTTAATACCTCAGACAAAAAGAAATCAGCTTTCTTATCTGATTTAAATTTTTTCGATGTTATCAAATTATATAATGCCAGTTCTTTTCCAATTTCGGTATGTTCATTAAATTGTTTTTTAATGATTTTGATTGCTGGTGAATCTTTTTTCTTATTCAAAACATCTACTGTCACCTGTCTTAGTAGAAATTCAAATAAAAGTCCAGCATTTCTCAATTTACTATGTCTGAATTTGCTCATAAATGTTCCGTTTTATTTCTATACAATTATTCATATATAAATATAATGTAATTTAGAATAAGTGGGTATTTACTCTTCTATTATATTATCTTCACTTAATAACGAAGAATCTTTTTTAGGGAATTTATTCTTTAATTGACTTAAAATACCCTCACGAGCAACGGCAGTATGTGCTTTATTAGTAGCTAATGGAGAACCACCCTTAAATTCCCTCTTTCCATAACTTCTATCGCCCTTTTTAAGCTTACCGTCATCTTCTCTTGGTTTATTCTTACCAAAGTGTTCTTTTTCACTACCACCCCAATCACCAGGTCTTGCCATATCATCATCTTCTTCAGATGACTCTACTGGTTGTTCAGCGGGGTCTTGACCTTCACTTTCTATCTGTTCGAATCTATATTTTTGTTTTGTATCTTCAACAATATCTTCAAATATTTGTTTTTTCTTATCATCTGAAAAATCAAATATATTGTCATAAATCCACTTACGTGAAAATAATTTAGTATCCATAGCTTTTTCAGCTAACTCAACTTGCTGATTCATTAACTCAAGTTTCTCTTGCTCATGAATCATAGATGGATTCTGTAATTCTAAATCAAAATCTATTAAATCTGAATCATTAAACCCCTGACTGTATAGATGAACTATACCGATTTTAGTTAATTCACTCACGACAATTTTTTGAAGTCTTTCAATAGTACGAGCAAACCTAACATCTTCAGCAGCCAATGTGGCTTTACCACCACTCAATCCTTCTTCATAACCCAAGAAGGCTTTTGGAATCCTAAGACTTGCCATTAGTTTGTTTCTCAAATATTCAACATCTTCTATCGCATCATTATTAGATAAACCAGGAAGAGTTTCAATAGAAGTTCCACTATCACCACCACGAACTGGTAGGAAATAATCTTCCGTTACACTCTCCATGTTATATTTTAAATTATACTCTCCTGTACTTTGGTCAATAACAGGAATCTTTTTCATCTTATTGATGATTTTTTGCATAAATTGTTCCACTTCTCTCGGTGGTATATTTCCAACGTCAATTTTAAAGATTCTTTTCTCTGGTGCTCTCATGATTCTATGAATTAACATGGCATCTTCCATCAACATTAATTGTTTAAATACCTTTCTACCACCTTCTAATTGTGATTTACCGTATGGTAAAAAATTAGTATCACTCATTAATCTAAAATGAGCAATTTCATAATTTTCTTTTATTTCTTTTTTATCATCTTCTATTTCAAATTGAATTAATTGTGGATTAGCCAAATCGTGATCTTCTAATCTAGTAATATCATAAGCACTTATTGGTTTTACATTCACTACACCATACTTGTCGACAATATCAAGTAATAAATAAAAATCACCATACTTGGTTAGATTTCGTATCCAACTCCATAGATTAAATTCAATATTTATAATATCATAGTATAAATTATGAAGAATTTTTCCAATTTTACTATTCTCCGTTTTTATTTTTAAAAGTTCTCCTTCAATATTATCAATTGTTGATTCATCTGAATAAATGTCAAGAGCAGAAGCAATAATCGGGTCTTGATCCATCATCTCATAGTCTCTAAACAAAGTACGTTTATGTATCTCATAGGCTGCTCTACGATTTTGTGCAGCATGATGTGGATTTGAATAGGTATTTTGCATCAATCGCTGATATCTATCAATAAAGTTTGATTGTAAATTAGTTTGACTGAAATCCAAATCTTTTACAACCAAACGATTATCATCTGTTTTTCTAATTATTACATTAGATTGAAATAATCTACCTAATTTACTAAAAATATTATCTGCCATAATTTACCCCAATAACCAAGTTAAGTCTTCTTTTTCACCATTGACATCCATCTCGTATGGATTATCTTTAGGTTTATTTGATGTCATAATTGGAGATCTCTCATTTAGATTTCCAATTGAATCCACCAAACTACTTTGAAATTCATTTCTCTCTGATTGTATACGAATAGCAGTATCTCTAATCCATAATAATATAGAATAAGACATTACTAAATCATCATTATACCCAGCAAGAGCTTCAGTTTTACTGTTATTATATATAAATACAAAAAGTTCATCAATTAAACGAGTTGATTTTAACTTGACCATTTTCTCTCGTGTATATTCTTCCATCTTTGCCACAAGTAATGGTTTAGTTTTCATTGTAGTTGTAAAACCAGGTACTTTATTCTTATCAATGTTTCTATATCTATTCGTATGTTGATTATCATCATCGACAATTAAATTATTTTTCTCTTGATAAAATAAATTTTCATATCCCCTATCAATAATAGTCTGTAATGTAGCCCAACCTATGTTGTTATTCTCCACTACTAATAGAGCATCATTATATTTAGTTCCTAGTTCAATTAAGAAATTACCAAATTCTGTTGTGCCTAATTGACCTTTATATTCCGCTACTTGTTCCATTTCTTCTAAATCAAATACTTGAGCGGCACTATAATCAGTTCCATCTCCACGTGCTACGTCAGCAGATATTATATATTGTTTTGAGTAATCAGGATATCCCCATATCCAAAGATTTCTATCAAACCCACTTTTTTCCATAGGTTCACAACACATTTTTTCTTTAT